GACACTCTGCATGTAAAGAATGTGATAAAGCAAGAGTGAAGGCAAGACATCAAGCAAACCCAGAACGCACAAGAAATAATGATCTGAAAAGAAACTATGGTATAACTCTTGAAGAACATACAAAAATGTATGAAGAACAAAATGGACGATGTGCTATTTGTGGTAATGAAGGTAATGGTAAGTGGAAAAAGTTATGTGTAGACCATTGTCACACCACTGGTAAGATTAGAAAACTACTCTGCAACAACTGTAACACCGCACTGGGGCTGGTAGGAGACAATGTAGATACCCTTCAGAAGATGATTGAGTATCTTGCTGCTGCTGAGTCTACACCTGTAGCACTCGTAGCACCATCTGTAGGATGATATGCCTGATGGTAGTCTTCACCACTCCCTTGACGGGGGTGCTTTTTTATTGTATAATGACCACAGATAAAACTAACCAAGAATGTCATATGTCATATGAATACGGATCAAAAGAATTCTATGCAGAACAATTTGCTGATTTGATTGCAGATGTTCAACATGACTCGCCAGAATTTAGTGACAATCTAGTTGCTGGCTTCTTGCTTGCCCTTGATGACTGGCGTCAGTATCACGTCAAGCAAATTCTAGAACTAGACAGAGTTGAATTTAAACTCAATGACCAAAATAGTGACCACATGACAAACACCCCAGATGAAATTTAAAGCATTAGTATTCATCCGTCTACGATCACAGGTTGATGACTCTCCAGGTAATGCTGTGAGAGATGGTAGTAAGCGATTGTCTGAGCTGAATATCAAGAAACTTAGACTTGGTAAGGTAATTGATATTTGGTTGGAAGCACCGACCAGAGAGTATGCAGTGAAAGAAATTGAAATGCTTTCTGATCGTTTCTATGCCAACACAGTCATGGAAGATTGGGACTATGAATTGACTGAGATTGAAAGTTTCCCCAAAGGTATTGACAATGGATGATTTTAACGCACCAGGATCCAATAAGAGTTGGATGGACGATGGTTTCAAGAAGTATGCTGCTGAATGGCAACTCAATAATATTGAGAAACTATTAGATGCTAAGGTAGAACGCTGTCATGTATACAACAGCGACGACCGAGATGTAGTATACAATCAAATTACTATTACATACAAACAGGAGGACTAATGGAAGTAATTGTAGAAGGAAAGGTAAAAACAGTATATCAAGGTGACGATGCTGATCGTGTCATCATTGAGTATCACGATAAAGTGACTGCAGGGAACGGAGAGAAGGAAGATCATCCTTTAGGAAAAGGATCTCTCTGTTGCAGTATCTCATCTGTTATCTTTGAGAAACTTACTAAAGAAAATATTCCAACCCATTACATTGATATGGTTGGTGCTAATAAGATGATCTGTAAGAAGGTAGAGATTGTTCCACTAGAAGTTATTTGTAGGAATCGTGCTGCTGGATCTATTGTTCGTGAGACAACTCTCAAGGAAGGTTATCCTCTTCCTCATCCTATTGTAGAATTCTTCTTAAAAGATGATAGTAAGCATGACCCTTTACTTACACCAGATCGTGTGCGTTTGATGGGATATGATCCTGAACCTTTCATTGAGATGACACTAAGGATTAATGATTACCTTCGTCAGATGTTCTACATCATGGGTATTGATCTTGTAGATTTTAAAATTGAGTATGGATATACTGCTCATGGTGAGTTACTACTTGCCGATGAGATCAGTCCTGATAGTATGAGACTATGGAAGATTGGTAGTGACGAAAGATTTGATAAAGATCTATTCAGAAACGATGAAGGTGATATTGTCCCTGCCTATCGTGAGATCCTTGACCGACTACAACCCCTTGCAATTCAATGACTGAAGAACAACTTGACAAGATCCGTTTTAGATTTGGTGGAGACTGGTATGATACTTGGTGGTTAGCAATCAGTGAAAGGTTTGATTCATTAAACTCATTAGCATCGTGGGAACCAAGTTTCTTTGATCTCATCAATAAAGGATGGTTAGATATGTACTACATACCCCCAAAGAAACAAACTCAAGAAGAGTATATTAAATCCTTCCTTAACTCCAACCCATACTATAACGAGAAGTATTACGGATATGAAACATGAAACTAATTAAGTTCACCCGTGATTGTGATTTTGGACAAGATTGGTATGTCCAAGTATTATTCACCAAACGATGGGCACTTTTTCAAGCATCAGCACATTGGTATGAGTATCCTGTTTGGCCTTTTCTTCAAATCCAATCTGGTATGGGCAATCTAATTTCTATTTTGTTTAGTTTCTATAAGTTTGGATTCAATATTGGATTACTGGAACGCACTTGGAGATTTTAATAATGACCATCAAAGAAAAAAAGACCCTACTTAAGAAACTTGAAACTGCCTATAAAACTTGTTTTGATTGTGGACACAAGTATGGAGTTTATTCTGTAGGTTGTTCATCTGTTTATGAATCAAAGTGTGGTGTATGTGGTGAGACAAAACCTATTACAGAAACCCGAGACTTTGGTTTCTTCAGTAGTACAATACGCAAACTTAAAAAAGAGATTAATGAAACACGAAATCCCTGATATCATTAGAAAGAATTCTTTTGATTGCTTCAAGAGTTTGAATGAAGCAGAACGTGCTGTTGTTATGTTTGGTGAGGATGAGTATCGTAAGTCATTAGACCTTGATAATGATGATGCTCCCTGTTGGAAGATACCTAGTGGAGAGTCAACTACCTTTGTTGGTTGGAACCCTATGTGTATCCCAACGATGGATTACATAGTATGGAAACTACAAAACCGTGAGAAAATTATTAAAGGAGAAATTTACTGATGGACTATAAAACTTCTGGTGTTGACATCATTAAGGGACGATCTTTTGTAGATTATATCAAAGCACTGGCACCTAACATTGGTGGGTTCAATGGAATAATGGAAATCCCATCGGGATATGAGAAACCTGTACTTGTATCTGGTGCTGATGGTGTCGGAACTAAAATTAATATCTGTAGGATTGCTAATGATTACACCACTATTGGTCAGGATCTCGTTGCTATGTGCGTCAATGACGTTATATGTTCTGGTGCTAAACCATTATATTTTCTAGATTATATCTCTACCAAATCACTTGATGATAATGTCAGTGATATTGTGCGTGGAGTTGCCACTGGTTGTGCAATGGCTGGAATGGAATTACTAGGTGGAGAAACTGCCGAACATTTTAGAGCAAATGATTATGACCTTGCTGGTTTCTGCACTGGTATTGTAGAGAAGAACCAGATTATTGATGGTAGTGAAATGTGGCCGGGTGATGTAGTCATCGGTATTGAGAGTAGTGGTCTTCATAGTAATGGATACACACTGGTCAATGATATGCTGTGGCGAAATTATATTTACTATAAGGAGATGCCGGAACTGTTGGTGCCAACCACCATCTATGCCCGTCTCATTCAGCACCTGTTGGACGAAGTTCCTATCCTAGGAATGGCACATATTACTGGAGGAGGACTGCCTGAGAACCTCCCACGATGCCTTCCAGAGCATCTGACTGTCGATGTTGATTGGTCTGCTTGGGAACGACCGGAACTCTTTAACAAGATACAGGAGGCAGGAGAGATTGCCGAGGAGGAGATGCGTAATGTATTCAACTGCGGTATTGGATTCTGTTTAGTTGTACCACCAGGTGCAGTAGAATTGGTCCAGAATTTTATTGCCGATACTCCATTTGGTATGAGGTCTTGGGTCATTGGAGAAGTGGTGTCAGTATAATGACTGTCACATGGTTTGACAAATACTACTAAAACCTGTTATAGTTAAGGGAGTTCAAAGCCTCCCTTTTTTTATGGAATACTCTGAGTATATTGAGATTAAAACCAAAGTGGATGATGCCAAACAAGCACGAGTCCGTATTGGAGTCTCTTGGTTACTTCATATGTTCACTGTTCCACCTGTTGTTTCTGTTGTTTATTCGGTAAAAACAAACAACTGGATTCCTACTCTTGCAGCAACAGGTGTTGCATTGCTTGCAGCACCAATCTCACTGGTTGACTTTGGTCTGACACTTGCAGTTGCACCTCCTGTAACATCTGCGGTTCTTGTTCATACCAAGGCACAAGAAAAACGTCGTAAGTTGGGTATTTTTGGTCCTGAACAGGCAGACAAACTTGTATATGAGGCACTATGATGATCGAAAACCTAGAACCTGAAGATCGAGTACTAGATACTCCATCTGTTTACGAACAAGTTGCTTCTCTTGTCCAAAAGTACGGATGGGAAGTAGGTGACAATATTGTAGTTGAAATGGCAGGGACTCAAGTTTCTGGTATTGATGTGGGCGAAGTCTATAATAAGAAATGGCAATCACCTATTGGGACTCGTAAGTGTAATAAAGAAGCATTTATTGTTATTAAAAATCTTTCACGAGACCCATGGACACCTTCTCAACCTATGGATAGAGAACACAAACCTCAACACCCCTATGAGAAAAAAGACTAAGTTCCCATTCAATCATGTTGTTCTGGAAGATAGGAAAGAAGTATGGATTAAGAGAGGTTATCCTAGTTCTATGGGTGTTCCTGCTGCCATGAAACAATTCTATCCCGGATACACATCTCATTTGGCTAGAAATGAATTTATTGAAGAACTCAAAGTAAATCCAGAGGCACGAAACAAACTAGACATTTGATTATGACATACACAATTTATTCTAAGGATGGTTGTCCTTTCTGTACTAAAGTCCAACAGGTCCTACAACTTACAGAACAGAAACATGTAGTCCTTAAACTTGGTAGAGACTACACAAGAGAGGAGTTTTATTCTAAGTTTGGTAAGGGTTCTACATTTCCTCAAGTTATATTGAATGTTGAGGGCCCTGATGACGGAACTCATCTTGGTGGATGTACAGAAACTGTTAAATACCTGAAGGAAAATAATATTGTTTGATGGACAACCAAGATCTCTATGATATCATTGAGCACACAATCGATTATGCATTTAATGGAAAGTACATGCTCAACATGTATGACTACCTAGTACTTAGTAAGTCATCAAAAAAAGATGTTGAAGAGTTTCTTGAAAGTTCATCAAGAAAAGAGATTGATGAACTGATTAGTGACCTAGATAATTATCTTGAAGGTGGTTCTGATGAGAAACACAAACAATTGAGAGAGGGTTATGGTTATCTGGGTAAACCAGAAGCCAGAAAAATAAGAAACTATTTGAATGGTATTGTTGAGGATGCTGTAAAATATGGAAGAGAAAAAAGACCAGGAAGAAAAAGAAAACCCTCTAAATAAGAGAAATGATGATGAACCTCAAGAAATTAATAGAGGTTTAGAGTTGTTATTGAGAAAAAAACAAAGGAGAGAAAGACGACCAAAGACTTTTGAACTAAGGTTTGGAAAGTTGGTTTCTCTCTTCAATAGAGAAATTAACTTTTACTTTAATGTTCATCTAGACATAAAGAAAGTAAGTTCTCGGAGAGATTAAATGGAAACAGCAATCATTATATTGTCCGTTGCAGTCACAGCACTTTTTCTTTTAGTAGGAACTCTCCTAGGTTGGTTAGTAAAAGATTACCTAGACCAAACAAGAATGCCATTCATTCATCCAGAATTTTTTGATGAGAATGGTAACATCATACCAGACGAAATTTTATCAGTGAGATTTGAAAATGACTTCATCAGCGAAGACGAAGAAAACGACTAACACAAAACTACCACCAAATCCATTTATCTTTGAGATTTTGGACTTGGTAAGTGCGCAAAGATCAAAAGCAAAGAAGATTGCAATTCTTCAAGAGTATTCCACAGAGGCACTCAAAGCAATTCTAATTTGGAACTTTGATGAAACTGTAATTTCTATGCTTCCAGAAGGAGAAGTTCCCTTTGAGAAGAATGATGTTCCTCTAGGGACTGACCATACTTCTCTAAGGAAGGAATGGAAGAACCTTTATCACTTTGTAAAGGGTGGTAATGATTCACTCTCCAAGACCCGTAGAGAGACTATGTTCATTCAGATTCTTGAAGGTCTTCATCCTCAAGAGGCAAACATTCTTATTCTTACTAAAGATAAGGCTCTAGAATCCCAGTATAAGATTAATAAAGGTGTTGTTGAAGTGGCATTCCCTGACATTCAGTGGGGAGGTAGGTCTTAATGGGAAAAGGCGTTAGAGAAATTCAAAAGGATTGTGACCCTACATTAGCACAAGATAAAACTCTTCCAACCAGTGCGTTCCTGGTTGAGTATCTTCAAGATGGTATGACCAAATTTGATATTGTCATCGCACAAAAAGTATCAGAAATATTTGATCAATATTGGGACAACTATCGTAGTGACCTGATGAATATTACTCAAGCAGATGGGAGAGCAAACCCTAAACTTTGGAATCCTTCTAAAAAATGAAAGACGAAGAACTGAGAGAACAAATTAACTCACTTATCCGAGGTGAGATTCAAGAAGTCATCAATGATTATATTGATGACAAAGAGTCTCAAGTCTTCAGTATGGAACAATCTGGATTAGGATTTGTTGAGAAAGAAGATGAGAATGAACTTACAGTCAATGTTTCTAATCAAGAAGTTGAAAGACTCATCAAAGAATATAAAAAGATTAAGAAAGGTCAGAAGTCTAACCTTGGTCAGATAATGAAAATGGATAAAAAAAGTTCTTCTTGACTAAATAGATACAATGGTCTATAATAGACCTATCGTTCATCCAGGAAACTGGACGCAAGTAAGTCGCGGAACGGAGCGTTCATCCCATGCTAGAACTACTATTCTATTCAACACTCACTTGTTCTGAAGCTGACGCAATCATGCTGAGGATGCAAGCCAATGAAAATCTTAGTAGTCAAATTAAGATTGAGTTAGTAGAGACCGTAAAGGAATCTGTACCACAGTGTGATTGGTATTGGGACGCAAACGACTAAAGGAACGGATCTAAACATCCAACTACTTTAGGAGTCAATCATGAATACACTACTCATGATCAAAAAGCAGATCAACAAGGCATCTGCACTTCATGACGCACAAATCTCTCACGCCTCATATCGTGGTGTTGAGTATGATACACGTTGTGTCAAATCCAAAGAGACCCACGGAACATTCTGTTACAGGGGTCGTACTTACACCAAGTGAATTAAACTTACTACACAGAGAGAGTTAAGAACTCTCTCTTTTTTTGTATTTAAATAACAATTTAGTAAAAGTTAGGATTTCCTAACTAAATAATGATAGAATTAAGAGGTATGGATGTCCAACCATATTATGATGTAAACTAATGGAGAAAATCATGCATAACATTATCTCGTATAATCAACTTGCAGGATGGAAACAAAATGTTGACGGTCTTATAGGTAGTCTAGAAAAAACATCTGAGGAGTCTGATATTCTTAATGACTACTATGACTGTCTAATTGAATGTGATGATTCACAACAAGTATGTAAACGAATCTGTAGGAGGATTCTAGCTTAACTTCAAGGACGGGATTGACTCCCGTCCTTTTTTTGTGTATAATTATAATGTATACTCTAGATTCATATGACTACTGTTACTGATTGGCGATACAGTGATGACCGACTAGAGACCAGACAGAAAGTATATACATTCTTACTGAATAGGTTTGGTTCTCAGATAGATGAGAATGGTGAACCAGTGTACAGTATGAAAAGTATTACTGAATGCTCTCATGACTGGGTTTCTCAAGGTAATGTTGGTACATCTGGAATTATAAAATACTTTGAGGCCTACTATACGAATGGATAAGGAAAGACTGAGGGCAACAATTTGTAAAATGGAATTTCTTTTAGGAACACTAAGGGAAGAATTGTTTTCTGATGAATTGGAAAGTGTCGTCACAGAAGAACCTACATATACAAATGTTCCTGTTGATGATTATGATGAAGTGTTCTATGATGTTGACTAATGGTTTACTCTAGTCTATCAGAGTTTGAAAGAGCTCTTGCAAGATTTGGTGATAAAGTTTCTATGGTAGTAGGACTTGAAATTAGTGGTAAGATGTCACCTGAGGCAACATACCAAGAAATCAAAAGTATGATGAAAGAGTTAAAAAAACTCAGAAAAATTGAAAAAGATGAATGGGATGAGGAAGAACTAATATGAGTGTAAAAGTAATTAGTGTAACACCTGATGCTGAAAAGCATATGGCATACTGTGCCAGGGTAAGTAATCCAAACAACCAGGAGAATGAAAAAATTTCTGGTCTACTTGGGTATTGTATTAAACATCAACACTGGAGTATTTTTGAACAAGCATACTTGACTCTAGAGATTGAAACTAATCGTGGTATTGCAGCCCAGATTCTAAGACATCGTTCTTTCACCTTCCAGGAGTTTTCACAGAGATATGCTGACAGTTCTATGTTAGCAGACGTAATCCCTCTTCCTGACCTTCGTAGGCAGGACACAAAGAACCGTCAGAACTCTATTGATGATATCGATCCTCATATTCGTCAAGAATATGAAATGAAAATTCAGAAACATTTTGAAGAGGGTATGGAACTCTACAAAAGTATGTTAGAATATGGTATCGCAAAAGAGTGTGCTCGCTTTGTATTACCTCTTGCAACTCCTACCAGAATTTATATGACAGGATCAGTGCGGTCGTGGGTGCATTATATCGATCTTCGTTCTGCTAATGGAACACAGAAAGAACATATGGACATTGCAGTTGCATGTAAGGAGGTATTTAAAGAACAGTTCCCTACCATTTCAGAAGCTCTGAATTGGTAATAAATATTTACTTATTGTTATTGAGGAGAATAAATTGGCCACATATCCGGTAAAACATAATGAGACTGGTGAAACCAAAGACGTGAAGATGAGTGTTCATGATTGGGATCAGTGGAAGATTGACAATCCTGATTGGGAGAGATATTACACTCCAGACAATGCACCCAAACTTGGAGTAGAAATGGGTGACCCACTCAGTAAACTTTATACTAAACATCCAGGATGGAAGGATGTTATCTCCAAAGCGAAGCAACAACCAGGATCAACCCTAAAACATTACGACTAATTAAGTATGCCTAGAAAGAGTAAGTCTGGTATTGGAAGTACTAACCCAGTTCCATTTGGTATGAGTAACAAACAAATGAAAAGAAAGAAACCAATTAATCTTGATTACATCAAGAAGATTGAACCTCTTACAGATAATCAGGAAATATTTTTTGATCTGTATAAGAAAAATCAAAACTTGGTTGCATATGGTTGTGCTGGCACTGGTAAGACCTTTATCACCCTCTACAATGCTCTTCTAGATGTTTTAGATCCAAGGACTCCCTATGAGAAAATCTACATCGTCAGGTCTCTTGTAGCCACTAGAGAGATTGGTTTCCTTCCTGGTGACCATGAGGATAAGTCTTCCTTGTATCAGATACCATATAAGAACATGGTGAAATACATGTTTGAGATGCCTGATGATAATGCATTTGATATGTTGTATACCAACCTCAAATCACAGGGAACTATTTCATTCTGGTCTACTAGTTTCATTCGTGGAACAACATTGGACAATGCAATCATTATAGTGGATGAGTTTCAGAACCTGAACTTCCATGAATTAGACTCTATGATCACCCGTGTTGGTGAAGATTCTAAGTTGATGTTCTGTGGAGATGCAACTCAGACTGACTTAGTGAAGACTGCTGAGAAGAATGGTATCATTGACTTCATGAGAATCTTGAATAATATGCCATCCTTCGATACAATTGAATTCCAAGCAGAGGACATTTGTAGAAGTGGTCTTGTCAAGGAATACATTGTTGCAAAACTTGAACTGGGTATGTAATGTTTAATCATGTTGAAATAGAAGTCCCACAGTTGTCACGAAAGACAATCGATGGGGTTAGGTATTATGATACACCCTCTGGTAAGAAGTTAGTTTCTATCACATCGGTCATCAGTCACTATAACCGTGAGATATTTGTTAATTGGAGGAAGAGAGTTGGTAATGAAGAAGCAAATAAAGTAACTAAACAATCCACCAGTCGTGGAACTGATACTCATACTTTGATCGAACATTACTTAAAGAATGAGGATCTTCCCACAGTTCAACCTCTTTCTGATATGTTATTCAAGATTGCCAAGGGCGATCTAAAGAACATAGATAACATACATGGACTAGAAACTCCTCTATACAGTGAGTATCTGGGTATTGCAGGAACCGTAGATTGTATAGCCGAGTATAATAAAGAATTGGCTATCATCGACTTCAAGACATCCAAGAAACCAAAGAAAAGAGAATGGATTGAAGGATATTTTGTACAGTGTGCAGCCTATGCTTGTATGTTGTATGAACTGACTGGTTTGACAGTCAAAAAATTCGTTATTATTATGACCTGTGAAAATGGAGAGTGTGAAGTCTATGAAGAGTATGATAAAGCCAAGTATATCAAACTACTCACAAAGTATATTAGAGAGTTTGTTGAATTTCAATTGCATGACACTAATGCCTGAAGAAAATGACATCAATAAACTTCTGGAGAGTAAGTTCTACTGTCCTAGAAAGTTTACAGAAGAGATTGAAAAAATTCATTCTGACAATGCCGGTATGAC